GCAGGTGGTGGTGCATCATTTACTGCTGGTAAAATACGTGTGTATGCAATGATGATGGATATAAGCGACCAAGGTGACATGTCTGCTGACGAAGTTGACAGAGACACTTTAGCTTAAATCATATATAAGGGAGCAGGGCAACTTGCTCTCTTATCTTTATAGGAATTACTATGGCAGAAACTTACCTAACACTAACAAATAAAGTAATAGCAAGGTTGAATGAGGTTGCACTAACTTCGTCAACTTTTTCTAGTGCTAGGGGTATACAAGTTCAATGCCAAAACGCAGTTAATGAAGCTATACGATATATAAATCAAAAAGAGTTTCAATACCCATTTAATCATGCTACAGATACAGAAGTACTGACAGCAGGAGTTGTAAGATATTCTGTACCTACTACAACTAAAACAGTAGATTATAATACGTTTAGAGTTATTAAAGATTCTTACTTAGGTATTACAGGTGGCAGATTAAAAATACTAAATTATAATGACTATGTAAATAATTTTATTACACAAGAAGATGAAATAAATACTACAACAACTAGTACAACACATACAGATAGTGTAACAACTATAACTGTTTCGAGCACAACAGGTTTTGACAGTGCAGGTACTTTGTTTATAGGCAACGAGCAAATTACATATACAGGTACTACAAGTACTACATTTACAGGATGTACTAGAGGTGCAAATAGCACAACAGCAGCCACTATAGCGAGTGGAATAACTGTAACACAGTTTGATGGTGGTGGCATCCCTGAATTTGTTGTTAGAACACCTGACAATAATTATTTATTATATCCATTTCCCATTAAAAGTGTCACAATTAAATTTGACTATTATACATTTCCAACAGATATGTCTGCTCATGGAGATACTACAACTGTACCTGATAGATTTGCAGCAGTTATAATAGATGGTGCTACTGCCTTTGTATATCAGTATAGAGGTGAGACACAACAATATCAATTAAACTTTGAGATTTGAGCAAGGTATTAAAAATATGCAGACATTATTAATTAATAGATTTGATTATGTAAGGTCAACATATATTCCACAGTCAGGTTCAGGCAGTAACAGTTCAACGTTAAATTTAAGGGTAAGTTAATATGGCAGATTTGTCACAAACTTCTCCTTCAGCCTTTAACTGTGAAGGTGGCTTAGTCTTAAACAAGTCTACATTTATGATGCAACCGGGTGAAGCATTAGAGTTGAGAAACTTTGAACCTGCTGTTGAGGGTGGATACAGAAGAATAAATGGCTTCTCAAAGTATGTGTCAGCAGTTGTACCCTTTACATCTAGTTCTTCTGAAAAGGTACTTATGGTAGCAACCTTTGGTGATGTAGTATTAGCAGCTAGAGGTACTAGTATATTTAGTGCAACTCCGGGTGGTTCATCATGGACTAGCAGAGATAGTGGTAGAACAGGTGCATTAAAGTATAACTTTGAACGGTTTAACTTTGATGGTACAGATAAGATAATAGTAGTAGATGGTGCAAATGCACCTACAGTATTTAACTCTAGTTTAGCTGCAACAGATGTAAGTGACAGTTCTGTGTCAGGCTCTAAGTTTGTGGTATCTCATAGAAATCATATGTTCTATGCAGGTAAATCAACAACTAAACAAGAAGTTGTATTTAGTGAACCTTTTAATGAAGATGGTTTTAGTAGTGGTCAAGGAGCAGGTAGCTTCAAGGTAGACGATGAAATAACAGGGATTAAAGTTTTCCGTGATGACTTATTTATATTTTGTGAAACTAGAATATTTAAACTGACAGGTAGTTCAAGTGCTAACTTTTCAGTAACAGACGTAACAAGAGACATAGGATGTATCAACGGTGATACAATCCAAGAATTTGCAGGTGACTTAATATTCTTAGGTCCTGATGGTTTAAGAACCATTGCAGGTACAGCAAGAATTGGTGACGTGGAATTGGGTACTATAAGTGCTAATGTGCAATCTATCTTTAATGATAACATAGCTAGTGCATCAGAGTTTGATTCAGTAGTTATAACAGATAAGACACAATACAGAATATTCTTTACCAAATCAAGTGTTGGTGAGAATCAAACTAAAGGTGTCATATGTGTGCTCAAAGGACAGAAGTTTGAGTTCTCTGAAATACAAGGCATAAGACCTGCTTGTACAGATAGTTTTGTATCAGAAGGTAATGTAATAGTTTTACATGGTGCGTATTCAACAGGGTACATATATAGACAAGAATCAGGTAATACCTTTGATGGTTCAACAATACTAGGTCGTTATAGAAGTCCTGACTTAACATTTAATGACCCGGGAATAAGAAAGCATATGCAAAGGGTTATAGTAAACTATGAACCTGAAGCAGCAATAGATGCTGACTTGTTTGTTAGATATGATTATGAAGATAAGGATTCCCCAAGACCTTCAGCATATCCATTAGATTCAGAAGATGTTGTTGCTATATATGGTACATCAGTTTATGGAGTACCTACATATGGTGGTGCAACACAGCCACTAGTTAGACAGGCAGTAGAAGGTTCAGGATTTGCTGTTGCATTAAGAGTAAATGATGGTGGTGAAACTGCACCTTATTCACTTAAAGGTTTTCAGTTAGAATATCAGTTAGGAGCTAGACGTTAATGGGTGATACATATACAAGACAGTCCTCGTATACAGATGGAGACGTAATAACTGCAGCTCATACCAATAATGAGTTCAATCAGTTATTAGCCGCCTTTGCCGCAAGTACAGGACACTCACATGATGGTACAGCAGGTGAAGGTGGTGCTGTTACTAAACTACTTAGTAATGCACTTACATTTGGAGCAGGTACAGCAGGTACAGATATAACTATTACATTTGATGGTGAATCAAATGATGGTGTAATGAAATGGATGGAAGACGAGGACTATTTTGAATTTAGTGATGACATACTTATTGCTTCTACAGAGAAGTTACAATTCAGAGACACAGCTATATACATCAATTCAAGTGCCGATGGACAACTTGACATTGTCGCAGACACAGAAGTACAAATAGCCGCCACAACTGTTGACATAAATGGTGCAGTAGATGTATCAGGCAACTTAGCTGTAGGTGGTAATCTTGTTGTAACAGGTACTACTACATTCAACGGTGGCACACTCACACTAGGAGATAGTGCTAGTGACAATGTTGTATTTGGTGCAGACGTAGATTCTAGCATTATACCTGACGATGATGATACCTATGACTTAGGTTCTTCTAGTCAGCAATGGAGAAACTTATATGTAGACGGTACTGCATATGTAGATACATTAGATTTAAATGGTACTGCTATAACATCAACTGCAGCAGAACTAAACATAATAGATGGTGGCACAGCAGCTAGTTCTGTAACTATAGTAGATGCAGACAGACTAGTACTTAATGATGATGGTACTATGAAGCAGATAGCTGTAACAAGTTTAGCTGCTTACTTAGATGATGAAATAACTGCAATGCCTAATCTTACATCTGTAGGAACACTAGGTACACTTACTGTAGACAACGTAATTATAAATGGTACAACCATTGGACATACTAGTGATACAGATTTAATTACTCTTGCAAGTGGTTCTGTAACAATAGCAGGTGACTTGACCATATCAGGTGATGACTTGACTATGGGTACAAACACAGCAGGTCATTTATTAATAGCTGATGGTACAAACTTTAATCCTACACCTGTAACAGGTTTATCCTAAATATCTACAGTAGCTAATGATGATGTATTTCTAGCAGTAGACACTTCAGGTGGTGGACTTAAAAAGATTACTAGAAGTGCAGTCGTTGCAGGACTTGCTACATCTAGTGCCATATCAAATGTATCAGAAGACAGTACTCCACAACTAGGTGGTGACTTAGATGTAAATGGCAATGACATTGTTTCTGTATCAAACGGTAACATTGCAATCACACCTAACGGAAGTGGTGTTGTAAGACTAGATGGTAATGTAGATATTCAAAGTGGATTGATTGACCTAAAGAATAGTGGTGCAGTCTCTAAGATTAAGTTCTACTGTGAATCAAGTAATGCACACGCACAGACAGTACAAGGTGCTCCACACTCAGAGAGTGCTTCTAATACTTTAACACTACCAAGTACAGGTGGTAATGCTACTTTAGTATCTGCAAGTTCAACTGAAACATTAACAAACAAAACATTAACAGACCCTGTAATAACAAACATGACAGGTTCTACAATAACATTAGATTCTGCTGGAGATATTATATTAGATGCAGATGGTGCTAACATTGTATTTAAAGATGGTGGCACGTCAATACTTGACATAGCTAACAACTCTACTGATGTAGAACTTACTGTAAGCACTGCTGATAAAAACTTTCTTATTAAGGGAACAGATGGTTCTAGTGCTATAACTGCTCTTGACATAGACATGGCTCTTGCAGGTAAAGCAACCTTCAATGGTGATGTTGTCGTAGGTGGTGGCTTAACAGTCAATGGTACAACAACTACAGTAAACAGTACAACAGTAACAGTAGATGACCCTATCTTTACTATAGGTGGTGATTCTGCTCCGGGTTCAGATGATAACAAAGATAGAGGTATTGAGTTTAGATACCACAATGGTTCTGCAGCTAAAGTAGGTTTCTTTGGATTTGATGACAGTGCAGGTAAGTTTACATTTATACCTGATGCAACTAATTCTTCTGAAGTCTTTAGTGGTACAGCAGGTACAATAGTAGCTAACCTTGAAGGTAACGTAACAGGAACATTACAAACTGCTGCTCAATCTAATATAACATCACTAGGAACATTAACAACATTAACTGTTGACAATGTAATAGTTAACGGAACTACTATAGGTCACACAGATGATACAGACTTAATAACACTCGCTAGTGGTGTGGCTACTATAGCAGGTGAAGTGTCTATGACTACACTTGATATTGGTGGAACAAATGTAACATCTACTGCAGCAGAGTTAAACATCATGGATGATGACACTAGTGCAACAGGCACTACGCTTGCAGATGCTGACAGAGTAGTGACTAATGATAATGGAACAATGAAGCAAGTAGCATTAACAGATGTCAAGACTTATTTGAGTAGTGCAGGTTTTTCACAAGAAGACCCTACAGCATTGGCTATTGCCCTTGGTTGATGCAGATTTTTCTTGACAAATGAAGCAAAACCGAGTATAATTATATAAAAGGAAAAAGAAATGGCAAATACATTTAAAACAGTTACATTTGCGGCTGAACCTGCATCTTCAGGTACACCCTATGTAATGTATACAGCAGCAGGAAGCACCACAACTGTTGTTTTAGGTTTAGTTCTAGCAAACATACACACTGCTCAAGTCACAGCAACAGTCAGACTAGTCAGTGACACAGGTAGTAGAGGTGGCTCAAACAACGTAACCAACGGAACGAGTATCATAGTAAAGGATGCTCCGATACCTGTAGGTGGTGCTTTGGAACTACTAGCAGGTAACAAGGTTGTATTAGAAGCAACAGACCAAATAACAATAGACTGCTCCGTAGCAGATAAAGTATCAGGTACACTAAGCATTATGGAGATAACATAATATGCCATACATAGGAAATACATCACCTAGTAGGTTTGTATCTAATAGAGCAGCATCTGTGTATTCAGGTGATGGTTCTACTACTGCCTTTACACTAGAACAAGCTGTTGTACAAGATGAAGACATCCTCGTATCAGTAGATGGTGTGGTTCAAGAGCCTTCAGTA